GTGGCAAGCCACGCGATAAGCGGGGGGGGTGGTAAAAGATTCCTTTGAGGCCCTTTTCCCCTGTTTTCCTCATGTGCCGCGGACACGGCGCAGACCGCTCTCCATGCGTGTGCGGAAGCACGCTACTTGCTGCACCACCGATACCCGGGAGCAGCCGAGTAGTTTTGAAATTTGTTTATGCGTCAGCTTGGAACCGATTCCTAGGCCGATACGGACCACCTCTGCCTGCCCACGTAGCACCGGGCAGCGCTTGCCTCCGATCGTGTCGAGCACGACAGCCAGGACGGTGAGCACCTCGTCCCTGGTATAGGTCGCCGGCCTCACTGTCGCGTCAGCTCCTTCGGTCTGTCTGATACGGAAGCAGGCGCGTGCCTCATCGAGCTCCATGACTGTGTCACCTGATCGGGGCAGCTCGCGGTAAGGACGGAAGCCGTTGGCCCTAGCCTTGGCCTGAGCCTTGGGAGACAGGGAGTCGAAGTGAGCATCGACGGCGCGTTGATGCTCTAGCGGGATGTTGTCCTGAGTCTCGGCCACTTGCCTAGTTGTAGGGGTCAAGGTGGCTTGAAGTGAAACTATAACCCGACAACGTGCGTTTGCATCTGTTTGCAGTCGTTTGCAGGACTTGCAAACACCTTAACCCATTGACCAGCAACGGACTTGCGAACGACTACTACTACTACCTACAACTATATAGATAGATATATATAGAGAGAGAGAGAAGAAGGGGAGAGGGGAGGGGGTATCCTATAAAGGGGGCTATAGTGCGGGGAAGTTGCAAACACCGACTTGCAGACGTAAAGCCTTACCACTGCAGACGTTTAGCACGTTTGCAGAGTAGGCCGAAACTGTTGCAACAGACCGTTAGTCGAGGAAAGCCGACCTCGGAATCCTGACCGCTCGGTGTATCGACGCGCCAAAACGGACGCCCGCCACGTGGGCCGCACCCGGGACTCTTGCAAACTGATCCTTCCACTTGTCAGCCCAGGACGTGTCCATGAACAGGGTCCGCAGGGCCGGGTGGTGGTTGGAGATGGCCACGGTATCGTCCTCCAGTCGGATGCCTGAGCGCTGCAGGTTGAGGCGCAGGTTGTCGGCCTCGTCCACGGTGACCTCGGTCGAGTAGTAAGCCTGCACCAGTTCGCCGATGGATCGGGTGTAGGTGTGGTCGCCCTGCTCGAAGCGGATGGACTTATCGAGGAGCCAAGCGAGGGCTCGGACTTCGTCCTGGTCAGCCTCGTCGGGCATGAAGCCGTGCCAGTTCTGCTTATCGACCCAAGCGGTGGCATCCTCAAGGGAAAGGACTCGCGTGGAGGTCAGGGAGAAAGCCCCGGATAGGAGAGCCCCCAGTTGGTCGCCGATGCGCTGGTCGCCGAGCTTGATGGCCACGGCCTTGGCGAATGTGCGGGCGTTGGCGGTGATGGAGAGGGCGTTAGCCAGGGCGCGGGAGCGGATGCCCTCGGCATACTCCGGGCGGGCTACCGTCTCGGCCCAGAGTGCTTTCAGCTGCTCGAAGCGTTCGCGGCCTCCGTCGGTGTTGTCCTTCCGCAGTTCGAGGGAGGTGATACGGCTGGTGTCGGCGCGCTGGTTGGCGGCCACGCCGATGGACGCGAAGGCGAAGCAGGAACGGATCTGGTACTCGTGCGCCTTGCCGGATGCGGAGCCCTTGCCGATGCCTGCGCCGGTCTCAGCTGAGGCGGCACGGGCGAGTTCGAGGATGGACTGCATACGCATCTGGCCGCGCTTGTCTTCGGACTCGGCCTCGTCGAACACGACAGGCAGGGCGTCGGACTTGAGGCGCTGACGGATGTAAGCCTCGGTGGTCGCGGACTGGACGGACAGGGCGAGACGGCCAACGAGAGGGTCGAGGATGTTGTTGAGCAGCCAAGTCTTGCCGGAGCCGGACGGACCGTTGACCCAGATGTGCGGACGCCAGGAGAGCACGCCGCAGATCGGGGCGATGACGCACCAGCCTGCGAAGAACTTGGAGAAGATGGGCTCCTTCCAGTTCATCATATCGGTGAGCTGCATGAGGCGCGCGGCCTCGACGTTGGAGATGGGTTCAGCCTGGTCGGCCTCTAGGCGCTGGCCTTGGGTGTAAATCCACTTGGACTGCCAAGAGGGGATGGTGCGCTCTTCGTTGCCGATCAGGAGACGGTCGCCTGCGTGGAACAGGACCTGCTCGCCATCGACCCAACAGCCACGGCCACGGACGCGGCGGGGGGCGAAGATGCCTTCGCGGTGGCTGGCTTGGATGAGAGCGTTGGCGGCGGCCTTCCAGTCAGCGCCGTCACGCCCGGGGAAGTGAGTCTCCCACCAGTTGGCTCCAGCGAGACGCAGGAACGGCAGGTGCTTGTGGTCGCTGGCGGTGAGGCTGACGATCTGCTGGCTGGAGTCGGGGAGGTAGAAGTAAACGCCCTCATCATGACCGAGGACGCGGAACGGCCACGGCTCTTCGGTGACGGGGTCGGGCTCGTGCAGGGGCTGGGCGTCGAGGTTGGCGTAGTCGATGGCCTCGAGCACTTCGGGCGGGGGAGGGGTGGAATCGGCCGGCGGGGGAGTGGGCTCGCCCTTGATGTGAGCGCGGACTCGCTCGGTGTCCCAGCCCTCGGCCTCAGCGTCGGCGAGGTCCCAGCCTTCGGCCACGCCGGTGGGCGGGGTGACGATGCGGACGTTGGGCAGTTGCTTGCGGATGAGCTCGATGCACTTGCGCCCGGGCTCGTCGGCATCAGGCCAGAACAGGACCTTGCGCTCGGCGAGCGGGGACCAGTCGGCAAGGCTGACGGCCTTCGAGCCACCCGACCAGGTCGTGACGGCGAGGTGAGGCATCAGGCGCTGCGCGGCGTCGGCGGTCTTCTCGCCCTCGACGATGAGCACCCAGCCAGTCGAAGCGACGACGCGAGGCAGGGCGTAAAGCGGGCGGGGCTTGGCGAAGGACTTCCAGCGCCAGCCTTCGCGGCCTGAGGTATGCTTGCACCAGGTGATGGGGAGGACTTCCTTGGAGCCGTCGGCAAGGTTGAACCTGCAGATCAGGCCGACGCGGTGGCCTTCGGCGGTGTGATACGTCCATGTCGCGACAGGCTGGCCGTGCTTGTAATGGTTCAGGTCGGGCTCATGGCAGCCCTCGGGAGCGTGGGCCATCGGCTCCCACTCGGAGGCGGCTGACGGCTTGGACTCATACTCGGCCTTGCTGGCGGTGGCCGTGAGGTTGCCGAGGGAAAGGCGTTCGGTCAGTTCGCGGGCGGCCTCGCCCTGCTTGCATCCACGGATCGCGGCAAGGAGGGAGATTGGGTCGGAGCCCTTGAGGTCACCGGCGAAGTCGGCCCACTTCCCGTTGGTCAGGTTGATGGACAGGGACGAGCCGGGCTCTCCGTTGATGGAGCCGACGCGGAACTCGTGGCCGTCCTTCTTGCCTGCGGGGAACCATTCACAGCAGAGGGATTCAAGTGAGCCGAGCGCGGCGGCGTTGACGGCGGCGAAGTCGAGACGGGAAGTCATAAGGTGCGGGATTGGCAACGGTGTCCCGCCCCGAGGGGTCAGGCAACCAGAAAAGATATATCATCCACCGACCTAGCCACGACCGCGATGCCCCCGGCCTTCTGGACGGCGGCCTGCCACGTCTCCTGCTCAGGGGATAGCCGACCTGATGGGGTCTTGACCTCAATCGATACGAAGCGGGCGAAGCGTTGGCCGACCATGGCGGGGGTGATGACCACGGACTGCCAGCCGATCAGGTCAGCGGAGCCAGTGCACAGGCCGTAGCGGACCAGGCGGTTGTTGCGGTCCTTGATGGCGCCGACGTTGTTGCGGAAGACCCGAAGCCCGGGCGTCTGTCCCAGGGCCAGCCTGATGTCCTGCTGGATGGCGGCCTCGCTCATTTCTTCTGCCGTGCCTTGAACACGTTGTGCGCCCAGCCGTAAGGGTTCTTCATACCGCGAGCCTTGCCGACCTTGATGAGGTCCTCGAGCGTCTGCGCCGTGCCCTGCTCCCGCTTGCGCTGCCGAACTGCCTCTCGGGCCTTCAGCTCTTCGAGCTCGCCATCGACGACGTCAGGGATGCGGTCCTTGATTTCGTAGACGTGCAGGCACTGCGGACAGGTCGGGCTAGGGGTGTGGACGGCGAAGCACTCCGGGCACTGGCGGGTATCGGCCACGTCGTCCTGCGGTCCTCGCTTGCCTCGCTTCTTGATGCCGTCGAGCGACCAGTCGCGAACCTCTTCGGCTAGGCCGTGCCGCCTGCAGTTGCCCACGTGGTCGAGGATGATGGCGCGGGGCTTGTTCGGTGCTGGCCTGAGCACTCGCCCGATCTGCTGAAGGTGCAGGGAAAGGGACGCGGTAGGGCGTAGCAGGATGGCCACGGCCACGCATGGCAGGTCGAAGCCCTCTGACACGATATCGACCGAGACGAGGCCATGCAGCTGACCTGAGCCCAGGGCGGCGACGCGGGCCGCGCGCTCCTCCTTGGAGAGCGTGCCGTCGATGACCTTGAAGCGATAGCCTGATGCGTTGAACGCGGCGGCCACGTTCTCGGCGTGCTTGAGCCCCGTGCAGAACACGATGCAGGGCTGGCCCTCGGCATACTTGCGGTAGTGGGTGACAGCGTCGCCGGTGATGGTCGGCTTGTCCATGCGCTCGGCGACCTCGGCGCGGTTGAAGTCTCCGGCTGTCTTATGCACGCCGTCCATGCTTACGGTCTTGGGCGCGTAATACACTGGTTTACATAGGAATCCCTTCTCGATGAGGTCGGACACCTCGGGGCCACGGATCAGGTCGTCGAACACTTGGCCGAGTCCCTTGCCGTCGAGCCGTGCCGGTGTCGCGGTGACGCCGAGCACGCGGGCTTGCGGCCACTGTGCCAGGACGGACGCCCATGCGCCTGCGGTGGCGTGGTGTGCCTCGTCAATTACGATCAGGTCGGGAGGCACGACGCGGTCGAACCTGCGGACGAGCGTCTGCACGCTGGCCACCTGCGTCAGTTGGTTGCGGTCAGGCGTGAGCCCTGCGGCGATGAGGCCGTGCGGCACGTCCATGGACGCAAGCGAGCGGTGGCACTGCTCCAGGAGTTCGGCGCGGTGGACGAGGATGAGCGTGCGGTTGCCCTTGGCCGCAGCTGAGGCCGTCACGTAGGAGAACATGACGGTCTTGCCGGAGCCGGTGGGGGCGACGAGCAGGGGCTTGCGTCGGCCTGCGCGGAAGGCTTCGCGGACTTGGTCAACAGCGGCCTGCTGGTATAGACGGAGAGGGAACACGTGCGGGAGACGTTCACCATAGGGTCATTCCAATCGGTTGCCAGAATTATAACGCTTTGTGGTTTACAGCGGAAGTCCTGCCGCCAGTGTGACCGAGCAATCCCGCACCATGACTACCCAATACATCAAGACCGCCGCTGTCCGTAAGGCCGTAAAGGCCGCCGGCAAGCGCACCTCCACCGAGTACCTGGATGCCCTCGACCGCTACGTCGAGCGCGCGATCCAGCGAGCCATCGCCGAACACAACGGCGGCAAGAAGACCGTCGATGCGTCCGTCGCCGGTCACACCCTCGGCAACCGATAAGACCATGAAGTCCCTGATCGCCCTGACGTTCATCGTCATCTTCGGCTGGCTGGCCGTCGTCACCTTCTGCGGTCCTGAACTGGCCCGCGCCATCAACGGCCCGGAGCCGGTCAAGGCCAAGGTCACCCACCGCCGCGCCCGCTAATTCCATGAGCAAGAAACCCACCACCCCCCAGCCGCGTCACCGCGACGACCTCGGACGCAATGCCCTGGTCAACCTGCTGGAGAACATCGACGGCGCGCAGACCATGAAGGACGCAGGCAAGCCGCAGGAGGAAGTCATCGGCTACGTCGAGCAGGCCATCGCCGAGTTCAAGTCCACCCCGGGCGTCTCCTGCGACGGCGGGGCCATCTTCTTCGGCATCACCCTCGGACGCATCACGCTCGACGTGACCTTCAGCGACCCCGCTGGCGAGGTGTCCGTCACCTACATGGCCAAGCGCCGCGACTAATCTCCCGCACATGATCCATAAACCCAAGAACATCGACGACGCAGGCCGTCTCCAAGCCTGCAAGGAACTCATCATCGAACACCGCAAGCAGGCCGGAGCCCGGGCAACCTACGAGCTCTACGGCATCCTGTTCGGCAGGAAGGTCGAACTCGACCGCATCGACCACGCCCCCACCTCCGGCGACTTCGCCTCCATGATTGGCAAGAAGCGCATCGCCTCGCTCTTCACGGCTTACGACCTGGTCGTGGAGTTCCGTGGCAACTGGAAGACCGACGATCAGGCCAAGGTCGTCGCATGGGAGGCCGCGCAGTAAGACCATGCGCCCTGTCACGTCCAACGAGGTGGCCGCCATCAAGATGCGCCACTACTACGCCGCCAACAAGGAGAAGATGAAAGCCCGGGCTTATGCCTGGCGTGAGGCCAACCGCGAGAAGTACGTCTCCTACCAGAAGGCTTACGCAAAGGCTCACGCGGATAAGCACAAGGCCGCCATGGCCGCTTACTACCAGCGCAACAAGGAAGTCCTGAAGGCCAAGGCCAAGGCTTGGCAGCAGGCAAACCCTGACAAGGTGCGCGGCTACCGTCTCGCCCGTCTCGCCCGCATCTCCTCCAATGCCTGACCCCCTAGCCCACCATCCCTCCATGCTCATCGTCCGACCCGACTCCCTCCCCCGCTTCTGGTGGCTGTTCCCCTGGACTGTCTGCCGTCAGCTGCACAAGAACGCCGTGGCCCTCCGCTCGCTCTGCGACAGGCAGGACTCAGTGCTCAAGGACATGGCAAAGCCTCGTCCGCGCTGGTCTATCTGGATCAGCGGCCTGCCCGGTCCTGACCGCAAGTACCTGTTCGTCGATAACGACGGCAAGTGCGAGACTAAGACCGGCATCCAGTATGGCAGTAAGATTCACTTCTACAACGGAGCCTTCACGTCCTTCAAAGACCCCGAAGCCGCCATCGTGTTCTGCGATGACCTCAACAAGCGGGAGGAGCAGTCGTGAGCTACGAACTCTCCCCGCGTCAGATCGTGGCCCGCTACATGGCGTCCGAGGTCGAGTACGTCCAGCGCCTGCTCAAGGCCCGCGATATCGACGACCACCGGGCGAAGACCATGCTCCAGTCCTCCGCTGCCGAAGCCCTCAAGCACTGCGAGCCCGAGTCGCTTGCCATCGTGACCGAGGTCAAGCGCGGCACGGCGTCCTACTACATCACCGAAACCCGATGAACGATTACAACCGAAGCCGTATGATACCCCTGCACATCGCCGACCAGGCGGTGGCCAACTGCGAGGCCGAGATCCAGAAGCTGAGAGACGAGAACGCCCGGCTCCGCAAGGCCGGGGACACCCTCATGGCGGCCTACTGCATGGGCGACAAGAACAAGGAACGCTGGGCAGAATATCCCGTCGTCCGCGAATGGCTGGCCGCCAAGGGGGAACTTTCATGAACATCGATTACACATCCCTGCTGGTTAAGCTCGGCCTCGCCCTGCTGCCGACCTTCGGCTTCTGGGTCATCATCGTCACCATCGACTGTATGTTGAACGACGGCGACCTTGAACGCAGGTTCGACTACCTGTTTCCCTGCGCGCTTATCTTCTTCGCGGCGGTCTATGTTTGGCAAAACCGCTGATCACTTAACCACACTAAGCAACCATGACCAAACCTAAACTCCGCAAAAAAGCGGAGATTAACCCTCCACAATCTCCGCACGACGGTATTCACACTTGCTCCAAGGGGTGCAAGAAGCCGGGTTGCACCCGAACCCTGCGTGACACCATCGAGGAGCAGGACAAGCAGATATTGATGCTCAAACGAGACGTCCTTGAACACGCCTCAAAAGCCCGCATCCTTGACGAGTTCATGCAACGCTTCGACGGGATACTGTATGCCCACAACTGCAAGGGGGTGGCTTATGATACGCACGCTAAGCTCGACCAACTGCGCTGGGATTACATCAACTGGAAGATTCCCCAGGAGGAACAAGGACTATGAGCGAACCTGATCCTTTCAAAATTAGCGAAGCCGTCATCGACCTATGGCGTTGCTATACCATCGAACGCGACATGGCTAAAGAGCTGGAAGCCGAGAACGCCCGCCTCAAGGCCCATGTCGAGAGGCTCAAATCCGAACCGGATGCCCTCACCGCTTATCTCTACGCCGACACGCTACGCCGTGACGATATCAAGACGCTGAAAGCACATATCGAGCGGCTGACCAAGGCCGGGGATGCGATGGCTAATAACATTCCCTATTATGCCGATGTGGACATCTCAGCAGAAACCCTGCGTGAGTTTACGGACAAGTGGAACGCCGCCAAGGAGGGCAAGCCCCATGCCTAAGCCCACCCGCAAGCGCCGCCCCGAGCTGAGCCGTCCCGGCCTCAAGCAACTCACCCCCGCCGAGAAGCGCATCGTGGCCGAGCGTCTCGCCGATCACCGCAAGCGCTGGGAATACCTGTTCAGCCTCAACGTCTGGAAGCCTGCCAAATGACCACGCCCTATAACCCGCGCTCGTCGGTCGGCGAACTGCACGACCTCATCGACAAGTTCGTGCCGGTCCGCGAGGCCGCGCTCCAGGAGCACTACATGAAGGCCGCCGAGACGCGGGCCTTGCTCAAGAAGCTCGGCTGCTGGCCGACCGACAAGCGCAAGCCCGTCGAGCCTAGGGGCAAGAAGCCGAAGGCCGGCAAACTCGCCAGCGAGCTAGGCCGCGAGGCTTACCACTGGGCGTTCAAGAATAACGCCACCTACACCGAGGCCGCCGAACGCTTCCGCGTCGATGCCAACTCAATCCACTCTTACCGCCAATACCGCAAACTCCCTAAACTCCGCACCAAATGAGCAACCTACCAGACTACGATGAAATCACCCGGCTCCGGCTACGCCTTGCCGAGGTCGAACTCCAGCGCGATGCCTTCAAGGCCATGGCCGACAAGGCCGTGACCGACCTGATCCGTCAGGTCATGGACCGCGAACGCTGGCAGGTCGGACTCCCCGGCGTAGCGACCTACACCTACGACCCGAAGGAAGCCGCAACCCTACGCCAAGACGACAAGGTTTCGACCTACGAGATACAAGGCAAGCAGGTGTCAAAGGAACTGTATGACGTCGCCAAGGAGCAGGAGCACCTAATGGCTGTAATCGACAATGTAATTGAGCGTCTAGACGGCCTCAAGAAACCCGCCAAGCGCAAACGCCGTGGCTGAGCACGAACTGACGGTCAAGCACCGTGGCCAAGAATACCAGGTCATCCTCGACGGCCCGGCCATGTATGTGGACGACTCCTTCGACCATGCCTTCGGCACGGAGATTCGCGGCCATTGGGAACTGAACTGGGAAGAGACGGAAATCGTCTCGGTCATCGACACCGACGGCGAAGAGATTGACCCCTACGAGGTGGTCGGCCTGACCCGCGCAATCAAGGAAGCCACCGATGACCTCGAGATCACGGACTAACTACGGGCTGGTGAAGGCCGCCGTCATCGCCACGGCCTCCCCGCAGCTGACGGTCGAACAGGTCGCCACCCTTACCGGGCACAACCTGCGGTCGGTCCGTTGCGCCATCAAGCACCTCGGCCTGCCCTCCCTCCGCGAGCGCCGCCCCAAGGGGTCCATCAAGGACCTCGTCCTGGCTGGGCATGAGCAGGGGATGACCGTCCCGCAACTGGCCGAGACTAGCGGGGTTTCCCGTTACACCCTCTACGCCACCTACCGAAGGCTCGGCCTGACCCCCTGCGTGGCCCGCCAAGGCCGCCCTACCCTATGACCCTAGTCCTAGCCCTCTCTGCCGCCCTGCTGACCTCTGAGGCCATCCCAGAGCCTACCCTGCAGGCCGTCGAACAGGTCGAGTCCTCTGGCCGTGGGGCGTCTACCCCTCGGGGTGACGGGGGAAAAGCCCTCGGCTGCCTTCAGTGGCACTCGGTGGCGTGGAAGGATTGCTCGGCCATCAGGCGCAAGGCAGGGCTGGCCGTTTATCCCTATGCCGATGCCGCGAACCCGGCCAAGGCGCGGGACTACGCTCGCACCTGGTTGACCGTCCTGAAGGTCAGGCTCGCCGACCAGATCGGGAGACAGCCTTTCCCCGGCGAAATCTGGCTGGCTTGGAATCTCGGCTGGACGGGCTTCCGTCGCTACGGTTTCCAGTGGGCCGAGGTTCCTGCAGCCAAGTTCAACAAGGCGCGGCAGGTCAACACGCTGGCTTGGCGCTTGCCAAGACGCGACCATCTCGCAAAGTAACAAGCGAGGCCCGGACAAAATCAATTGTGCGGGATCGCAACTGAGGGCAGTTCGGGCTTCGGGCCATCCGCAAGGGTGGCCCTTATGCTTTGTAGAGCCGGTCGAGCTCCGACTTCTTGTAGTAGGCGTTAAGGTGCAGGCCGATGACGCCGCGAGGGGTCTTCCAATACCTGGGCTTCAGTCCTGCCCGGGCGACCCTGCCGCGCACGGCCACGTCGGACACGTTCACGGACACGGCGAAATCGACGAGGCGCACCCAGCCCTTGGGAACCTTGTCGGCGCGGTGGGCGAAGAGCTGCTCGGACGCTTCCTTGACCGTCTTATACGGCGGGACGGGGCGGTAGACGTAAGCCTTGTGGCACTGGCCTGTGCCTGACTTGAACTGATGGGGCTGACGTTCCAGCAGGCCACGGCGGTATAGGTCGTAAGCCCTGGTCGAGGCGTTGCGCGTGTGCGACATACGCAGGTCCTGCCTGATCTGCTCGACGGTGGTCCAGCCTTCGGGGCACGGGTAGGTGACCGGCTCGCGGTTGAGTTCGGCCATCAGGACGGAGAGCAGCTTGCTGGTGTTGCTCATACGTTGATGCGCCACGGCTGGCCTGCCAGTTCCTGCGGGTGGACGTAGAGGGTGGGCACGATCAGGTCGTCCGAGTATTCCCCATAGCAGATGGCCTGCCCCCACGAGAACGTCTTTCTCCTGGTATTGGCGTAGTCCATGCAACCCATGCGCGTGAGCGTGCCGACGTTGATGCCCAGGGGAGAGTCGTCGCGGCGACCCTTGGCGATGCCCGGGGAATGGGTATGCCCGAAGATGACCACGGACACCCCGCCCTTGCAGTACATCTCGGCCATGTCTCGGCAGGCGTTCTCGTTGTAGATGGAGCCGTGGGTGATCAGGCCGTTGCCGATGCGTGAGCCTTCCCAGATTCCGTTATAGGGTATCTGCTTGGCCTTCAGCTTGAGGCAGTGCTGTTGAATCTGGACTAGCAGCAGGCGGGCGCACTCGGCGATGACCTGGTTGGATGATTGCGAGAGACGGCGCAAGCGGACCTCATGGTTGCCGTCGTGTATGACGAGCTCGAGGTCCTTGTAGGCTTTCAGCTGCTCGAGGAAGGCGAGCCCCTCCTCGACGTCAGGGCCGAGCGGGTCGCCGTCGCCCTTGCCGTTGCCCATCATGGGCGAGAGGTCGGTGTAGTCCCCGGCGTGGTCGAAGCGGTGGGGCTGGAAAGCCTTGATGAAATCCGTGACGGCCTTGCCTGCCGCCGGGTCGATGAGATGCCCGTGCGAGCAACTGACGACCGCGAACCGCTTCCACTTCCGGGTGATGTTCATCGGTATAGGCTCATGGACTGGGTGAACTTGCGAGCCCACTGCCTGATCTGCTCGACGGACTTGTCCGGGAAGCACACCTGCAGGGCGTTGCCCTTGCGGAAGTAGCCGTGCGCGGCCATCAGCCCGATGGACTCGGCCTCGGCGTTGTTGGCGGGGAGGTTGAACTGGCGCTCGATGTAGATCGGGACGTAAGCCCAGCCGCGTTTTACGCAGAGGGCTTCGAGCTTTTCATATTCATTGGCGTACCTCATATCGGGAACCAAGATGACCGAATGCTCGGAGCCGGAGTCCTTGCAGGTGATGTCGGCCCAGTTGTTGATGTGCTCGATGACCTTGTCCACCCAGACGTTCTGGTTCTGCGTGCGGCAGTATTCCCCGTAGGCGACCAGGAGCGGACGGAGCGCGGCCTTCTTGGTCGTGTCCTCGGTGAAGACGTCGATGTTCACGCCCGCCTCGTCGAGCGCGATCTGGAGGGACTCCTTCAGCGCGTCGGCGAACTTGAGGACGATGCAGGAATACTCGGGCTCGTCCTGTTCGAGCAGCTCGTAGATGGAGTCTGCGAGGGAATCTTTCCCTGCGCGTGCGAACCCCGCGATAGGTATGACCACGTGTTTCATTGTTTGTAGGAAAGGACTGCTTTGCAGATGTTGATGAACTCCTGGTCTGTCAGGTCGTTCTTGCACTGGTTAACCTCTGGCGAAAGCCACTGAAGGTTTGAGGGATGGTTCAGCCCACCCTTAGACACCGGGATGATGTGATCCAACTCTGCGGTGCGGTCGAGGCGTTTACCAGTCAGGGCACAACGGCCACGCTGTTTATGCCACAGCCAAAAGATGGCCACAGTTAGCTCTTTGATGTCACCCTGCTTAGTGCGGCATACTGATGCGCTAGCCCTGCGTTGGAAGAAGCGTCGCTTAGACCTTCTGCGCTCAACCTCCTTCACCCTATCTCTGTTCTTCTCGCGCCAGCGTTTGATTGCGGCGCGGTGGCTCTCCTTATTCTTCTCACGCCAACGTGCCTGGACTGCTTTTGCCTCTTCAGGGTTTGCAAGTTTCCAAGCCTTAAGGCGAGCAAGCCACTTTGCCTTTGTAGCTTTAACCTTTTCAGGGTTGGCTTTAACCCAAGCCTTCTGGTTTGCCTTTGACCTTTCTGGGTTTGCTAACGCCCAAGCCTTTGATCGTTCTGCGGGAGTCATAGGGAAGTCTTGCGGTAGCCTTGGGACCAGAGCAGGTCGGTCAGTTCCCGCGACACGCGGTCAACCTTCGGCTCCCGGGCTTTCCAATCTGATAGGTGCAGGCCCTCATGCAGGAGGACGCGGAGGTTCTCCTTCGCCCCGACGATGTTGGGGTCGAGCTCGATGGTGTTGTCCTTCTTGGAAGCGAGCCCACCGATGTCGCCCGGTAGCGGACGAACGATGACCTTCGGCACCTTGGGCTTGCGTCCCATGGGAGCAGGTTCGCCCTGCATCTGGACTTACGCAAACAATAAGGCCCGCCCCCTTTCGAGGACGGGCCCGGCTACACGGCACTCCTGCGTCAGCCTAAACGTCGATGGGCTCGTCTCCCTGAGGCGCGGCCTCGGTGGGCTCGCTGGCCTTGGCCTTCTTGACCAGGTCCTTCACGGCTTCGGCAGCAGGCTGGACCGGCTGACCTTCGACCGTGCGCTGGCCATACTCGGCCTCGTTGTCCTTGCGGATAGCCTCCTGCACGTCACGCGGCAGGCGGGGGAGCCACTTGGCGAGGCGCTTGAAGGCGGTCTTCTTCCACATCTCCATGGGGTAGGTCGCCCATGGGCCGGAGTTGCCGGAGCGGCTGGCCTTGCGGATGGCCTCGACCTCGGCCTTGCTCATCTGGATTGCGGCGGTTTCCCCGTCCTTGAAGCGGACCATGGCGTAGACCGCGTAGGCTTCGCCCCGGTCCTTGGACAGGTCCACGACGTGCTCCTCGACCTTGCCCAGGTTGAACCGATACTTGTCATTCTGGCAGACGATATCGGCGTGGATGTGGGCGACTTCGCCCGATCGCATGACGAGCGCAAGGATGCCCTTGTAGTCGAACTGCAGGGTGGCGTCGTTGCCGTAGGGGATGAGGTGGGCGTGGTGGCCGTCAGGCATCAGACCCCACTGGGCGGCCTGCAGGACCACGGAGGCCACGCTGGCGGGGGTGCAGTCCCACAGCTTGGGGTTCTTGTTGCACGCGGTGATGACGCAGCGCATGAAGCGGCTGGCGTCGTCGGCGTTGGGCAGGGCCTTGGCGACCTGCTCCTGAAGACCAGCCGAGCGGACGAGCTCGACGGTGTTCTTGGGGGGGAGTGCGGGTGTGTTGCTCATGGGAGATTAGCGGATGTAAGCGGGCTGTTCGATATCGATGACGCCTTCGGTGAGTTTGGTCGGCCAGCGGGAATGGTCATCGCCGTACTTGTCCTCGATGCGGGACATCTTCTCCAGGGCTTCGTTGTAATGGCGGCGACCCGTCTCGATGACGTAGGCCGGAACCGCGAAACACTGGACGAAGATTTCAGGGGCCTCGTCTCCGGCGATCACGACGTAGACGGTCTGGCTAGGCTGGAAGCCGAGGTTGGCTTCGATGCCGTCGCCGTACATGGCGGCCTGCCTGTGGTAGCCAAGGTCGAAGAAGGTAGAGTTAAACTTGCGCGGGTTTATGGACGCTGAGGTTTTGATATCTCCGAGGATGTTGTCGGGACGGAGGAAGTCGGGACGGCAGCGCAGCTCGTAGCCGGTAGGCTGATGCCTCCAGAAGTAGGACTGCTCGACCTTGTTGCCTTTGTCGGCCAGCAGGGCTCCGGCGAACTCGTCGGCGAAGACCGCGTCACGGATCGCGACGAGGGACTCGTACTCCTCATGCTTCACGACCTCCTTGCCTTCGCTCTCCAGGGCGAACTGTTCCTTGCGCTCCTTGGCTCCCTTGCCCTTGTCGAGGCCCTCGGGCATCACGGCCCAAGCGGTGGAGACGAGGTGGGGCTCCAGCAGGAAGGTGTGGACGAGAGTGCCCCAGCGCATGGACGGCGTCTGCTTGAGAGGCGTCCGCGTCAGGCGGGGGGACTGGAGGAAGCGGGACAGCGTGGAGTTGCTGACCCCGATGTGGGCGTGGTATTCTGCGTTGTTCATGTGCGGGGGGAGAGGATGATTCGAAGGTCGTCTTCGTTGGCTCGCTTGCGGTCGCTTTCAATCGTGCTGTGAACGGCAAAGTCCACGGTGATGTCATACAGGCCGTTACTCCAGTTGCGTTGGACGACTTCACCGCTGGGAGTAATCACGGCATCTACCTCGAAAGTCTCGCAACTGATGTTGGTGATGAGGTAGTAGAAAGGACCTCGAGTGACGTAGGCGTTTATGTTCTCAAGCAATTTAAGGAATTCGCTTTCAGTTCCTTTAACCTTCCATCGTATGGTGGTCAGTTTAGCCATGGCCTTACTTGTCGCCACGGATGCGCGGGTGGCGCATGGAGCCGTCGGGCGTCTTGGACTGGAAGGTGACTTCGAGGTAGGAACCGATGACGGTGTCGCGGTTCGCCCAGATCGTGGCGCGCTGCTCGTCGGTGAAACCGCCGCCGACGCGGACGAGGCGACCGTTGTTCTCGACGACGACGTGGCCCATCGTGCCAGCCAGACGGCCAGTGCCTTCATGCACGGAGACTACCGGGCAGTCCTCGGCGTCCACGGCCTTGACCTTCAACCAGGCGTTGGAGCGCTTGCCCTGCGAGTAGGGAGCGTCGAGGTCCTTGACCATCGCACCCTCGAAGCCCTGCGAGACGAAGCGACGGAAGGCATCGTTAGGGCTGATGCCGACGAAGGACTCGACCAGACGGACGGAGTCGGTGTAGGTGAACTTGGCCATCAGCGAACGGCGCTCGCGGTAGGTTCCCACGTCGTCGGGCAGGTCGAGGAGCCAGAGGAAAGCGTCCTTGGCGGGCTCGCTGGAGCGGATATCGCCGACCGCGTCGTAGAAGTCAGCGCCGGACACGGCCTCGCAGTCGAAGGTGTAGACGCCGTGCTTGCCAGCGACGTCAGCGAACCAAGCGCCGAGGTGCTCGATGGACGGGAGCGGGTTGCCGTTGCGGGTCTTCATGGCCACGGCGAACGACTGGCGGCAGACTTCCACGATCACGCGGACGCCGTCAATCTTCGGCTCGACCGCGTAGGACTCGGGGAGGATGCCCTTGTAGGGCTTGGCCAGCATGGCCGGGGAAAGCGGCGCGGCGGCAGGCTTGCGAGCGCCGACACGGAAGTGCGGCTGGCTTTCAATCATGTTGAAGATGAAAGCGTAGAGGTCGGCGTTAGGGTCGGAGGATGAGCTCATGTTGTGCGGGATAGGCAAAGGTATGCCCTCCCCACCCCCCGCCGTCAAGCCCCATCGGGAAACCGCCTAGGATGCCCTAGGAAGGGGGCTTCTGGGTCAGCCCTGCCGTCTACCCCGCCAGACCCTGATACCCACCGCCACGGCCACGGCAAGGCATCCAAACGACAGAGCCAGCCCTAGGTCACGGACGGACTGCAGGGCTAGGGTGGCCGAGGACAGGTTCTGCTCCAGGGATTGGGAGTCGGACTTAATCTTCCCGCCGTCCGTGATCAGCATGACCATGGCATCGGTGGACTGCAACTGGTCGAGGACGAAGCCCGAGGTGTAGGCGGTCGTCGCGGCGGCCATCCCCGCGAAGCCTACCAGCAGGCAGACGGCCAGCAGGAGGTTGGCCTCACTTGCGCTTGGTTCGCTTGGCTTTGCCATTGGGCTTAGACTTGGCAGGCTTGGACACCTTCTCGACCTCACGCTCTGCCCGGGCTTTGACCCAGCGCAGAAGGGCGTCGAGGACTTCGGGACTGGAATAGGCCAGCGCACCGATTGCGCCCATCCGCAGGCCCGGGCTGGAAATGTATTCCATCAGCACGTAGCCACTGAGGCAGGCCACCAGCGAAGCGACCATGACGCGGCGAGCCACCCAGCCCCAGGTATGCTTCTCGTCTGAGAGCATGAGACGCGCCGCCATCGAGAACGCCCCGATGGTCGAGGCCACGACGCCGTCCTTCAGTTCCTTCGGGATGGACTCCGGGTCGAGGGGGGGAGGAGGAGGGCTCATTCCTGGGGAGGCTTGGCGTTGACCTTGTCGCGGATGAAATCCCACGCCAGCCAGATGAGCAGGGCGGCTCCGCAGCCGAGGGTGACCGTCACGATCAGGTCGAAGTGGGGCGACTCGACGACGAACGGGAAAGCCCCCATCGCCGCACCGCAGGCCAAAAGGGGCAGGCCAATGCGAGGACCGGCGAAGGCAGTCGTGACTGCGCCGAGGACGGCAAGGCCAGCGCCTGCCAGCGTCCAGATGTTCCGGCTCGCTTCCTTGCGGACGGCTTCGACCTCCTTCTGGAGTTCGACGATCCGGGCGTCCTTCAGCTGAGAGACGCGGAGGGCTTCGGCCTGCTGGGCTTCCAGTTTCTCCCAAGCCTTGTTCACAGCGGTGGCGAGTTGCCGACCGAACTCCATCTGCTTTGCGTAGTCGATATCGCCTTGAGGCGTTCCAGCCCTGCCAGCCCTAGCCAACGCGAACGCAACGTCGGCCTCTGGGGGCTGTGGCAAATACGATTGCGCAAGACGGGACTCGGCGACCACTACCTTCGGCTTGTCGGCGTTGCGCTCGATTGCCACGAGGGCAGAGGCTACGCGGTGATCCGTCTTGTCGAGGTCTTTGCCGAGGGTGGCCACGGCGTCAGGCTTGGTCGGAGCGTCCGGCTGCTTAGGCAGGGGCTCGTCCGTAGGCTTAGACTTGCACCCAGCCAGGGCCACTAGGGCGATGACTAGGAGCAAGCGCACGGCCTTAGCGGTTCTTGAGGGCGTCGAGGGCGGCCTTGCCCTTTGCTTCGAGGTCGGTCAGGCGGGAGGCATGGCGACGAAAGACGAGAGCACCGGCGACGAAGCCGACGAGGAGAGCGAGGAGGTGGGTGATCATGGTGTTATTCGGAAATGAGTTCGACGCGGACGAGAGGGCCGAGGTCGGCGGGGGTTACGGTCGGATCGTTGAATGAAAAGGTAGCAAATGTTTGGTTGATGCTTGATGCATCGTGCTGCTTACCCGGGAAAAGAGTCGCAAACAGCGCCTCCCATTCTGGGACAAAGATAGGAGTAACTTTGTAGGTAATCATAATTATACGCCCCAGTAAATCTTTGGGTTGATGGACTCCCAGACGATTCGAGCGGCGGCGGAGGCAGTCTGTTCTACGCTTTCAAAGTAAAAGTTGAAGCTCTCTGCAGTTGCAGTAGTCGGGCCTGCTGTAGTCGTTGCTACTTGCGCATCATTGATGTAAAGCGTGACGTTACCAGCTCCGTCAGAGTAGATCTTCCAGTCGAAGATTTCGCGAGCGTTAGGAGTAAAAGAGGTGGTAACGTTTGTAAGAGACGTTCCGTTTCCTCTGGATACTTGAAGCACCATGGCACTGCCTGGAATGTAATACCATCCGAAGCCAGGATCATTAATGCTAATGTCCCCTGACGCAGCAAAAGACTTTCCTCCGACGCTTACACGAACAACTGAGTTAACGGTTCCGTTGTAATTAGCATCGGCATAATACCCATGCTGACCTCGACCTGAAGCCCAAACAGGCTTATTCCATGCACGTGCTAATCCATTTGCTCCTCGTGTCATGCCAAGCATGCCAAAGCTAGAAACACCAGTATCCCATGTGGCCATCGAGAATCCAGCAACACTTACGTTAGGACCAACTAGCTCTGTGCATCCAGTTGAGTATGCTTGGACTGCGGCTCCAGCTCCTGAAGTGTTTGAACTGCCGCGGACATTCCACTGACGGAAGCCCGGATGCATCATGAAGTCCATGACGACCTTGGGTGATACAGCCGTAGTCGTAGATGTCGGACTAGGAGTGGTGAAGGTCGCAAAAGCCGGAACCGCCGCAGTGACGAAGGCCGTCGTCGCAAGCGCAGTGGTGTTATTACCGGCGGTCTGCGTGACGCCAGTCGTGCCAGTCGGTAGGGAAGGCGTGCCAGTGAAGGTAGGGGAATCCAAGGCGGCCCGCGTCGTATCCGTCGGATGGATGTGATCCTGACGAGCGTAGCGGAGGGACGTGCCGACGGCAGCCGTACCGTTGACCAGGGGAGTCGCGGAGCCAGCCTGACCGACGACGAAGGCCGTGGTGGCAATCTGCGTGGTGTTCGTATCAGCGGCGGCGGTCGTCGATAGGGGCGTGCCAGTCAGGGAGGGGCTGGCGATGTTGGCCTTAAGGTTGTCGGCGGTCGTGACGAAGGCGGTCGTGGCAAGCTTCAGGGACGAATCGCCGGCGGACTGGGTGACTCCGTTCGTGATGCCCTGCAGCGTGGTCGTCGAAGTGCCCGTGGTCGAACCGATGGCAATGTTGGTCGTGCTACCAGCCACGCCAGCCGTGCCGATGTTGACGGCTTTGGTCGCACCAGAGACGGTCGCCCCAGAGCCGATGTTAATAGTGCCAGCGCCCGTGTTGTTGCCGAGCGTGAGGTTGGCGTTGGAGAATGTCTTGTTGCCCGAGATGGTCTGCGTCTCGCCGAGGCTCACATACTGCTGGGTCGCACCGTTCTGGCGCATGAACAGGCCGGTGGTCGTCGTCCAGATGTCGCCGTTAACCGGGGTCGTAGGAGCCACGCCGTGCGGGACGTTGAAGCCTGCGCCGCCAGTGGCCGAGGGGATGGTGGCAATCTTGCCGTTCTGGTCGATGGCGACGAAAGTCGTGTCCCCAGCCTGGTCGTGAAGGGTCAGGATGTTCCCCGTGCCCGCCTGCTGGATGAACAGCGCCGGGCTCGTCGAGTTAGTCGTGATCGTGACGTTGCCAGTCAGGGCGGGCGAGGCCAGCGGGGCGTAGGCAGACAGGTTAATGGACAAGTCGCTGCCAGTCACGGCCAGCGGGGACGTGACGCTGGTGATGTAGCCGCCAGAGACGATGTCCCAGGCGCCGTCCTTACGGGCGTACTGATTGCCGTCCGACGGGGCGTCCTGCAGGTAGTTTTGCGAATAGACAAAAGACGAATCTACGAACCCAGAGGGGTTCCCAGTCAGCGGATAAAATGCGGCGTTCGCGTCTAGGGTCGTGATGTAACCAAGACCAGCCACCCAAGACTCGGTCGCGTATCCGGTCAGGGCAGACGTGACGTAAGACTCAGTCGCGTAGCCTACGAGCGCCGAAGAGGTGAGGTAAGCCTGCCCCTTGACGAAGGCCGTCGTGGCGATGGACGTATCGTTGTCCGAAAGGTTAGGCGTCACCGACTGAGGGTTGCCCGTGAAGTGAGGCGAATTAGTAGGCGCGTAGTCGAAGTCCTTCACCCACTCGGTCGTCGCGATCCGCGTAGAGTCCGTGCCAGGGGAAGGAGTCGGGGCGAATACGTTCCCGGTAAATGTCGCGCCAGAAAGTTGCGCGTAGTCCGACATACCCGCGAGGGTCTGGTAAGTCGCCGCCGCCGTGGAGCTGAGGAGGTAGGGCGAGAGGGCCGAGGAAGTGATATAGCCCTGCCCGGTGACCCAAGACTCCGTAGCGTATCCTGATAGGCTGGCTGCCGTCAGGAAGCCCGATGGGTTACCCGAGAGGGGGTAGTATCCAGCCGCCGCCGCCGAGGTCGTCAGATAGGCCGACATGGCCGCCTGCGTCTGGTAGGTGGCAGAGGCCGTCGAGCTGAGGAGGTAGGGAGCGAGCGCCGTGCTGACCTGACCAGCGGTCTGATAGCCTGCGGGATTGCTGGCGAGGTACTTGGTTCCGAGTTCCGTCCAGAGGTCGCCCTGGTCTTCGATATCGCCAAGAATGGAGCCCCACGTGCCGCCGACTCCGGGAGGGCCGGGAGGGCCTTCGGGGCCGACGGGGCCCTGCTCGCCCGCAGGCCCGGGCACACCCACCGAACCGTCCAACGTGCCAGCCACGATGCCCGTGACCGTGCCCACAATCGTGGACTGGTCAGCCGCGAACGTGCCGGAGATAGTCCCGAAGGTCGAAGCCGTCGAGGTGATCGTAGCGTCGGGCATGGCTCAGAGGGTAACCGAGTCAATCACCTGCACCCGGAACACCTCGGTGCGGGAGATGCCACCGCCAGGGAAGACGAACTTGATATCCCATCGGCCTAGGCCCAGCGCCCAGTCGGCGGTCGAGCCCGGGTAGGAGCAGGTAAACGACAGGCCGTCCACGGCCTTGGTGATCACGAGCTCGTAGAGGTTGCCGCACTTGTCCTCCACCGTCGAGGTCAGGGTCGTGGCCAGCAGGTTGGCAGGGCCAGTCGTGCCAGGAGTCCACGAGAAAGTGGCGGCGAACGTGTTGCCCTGCGATAGAGTTACAGTATCGCTCATCTTACCTATTGTTCAAATGGTAGGGTTTACCCCCTTGGGGGTCAGAAAGCGTTCAGTTTGCCCACCGAGAAGATGGGCTGGGTGACCGGGTAGGGGGGCGTAAAGCCCGACCCAGCCTGAATCAACTGACCAGGCGTAAAGAAGGCGCTGGTCATCGTGAAGGTCCCGATCGTGCCAGAGGCCACTACGACCTCGCCCGTCAGTTCGGCGATATCCTCGTTTGTCAGGCTAGGGGTCGGCGTGAATAGTTCGGCATACCAGCCAGCGGTTGGGGTCGAGCCTTCGTAGAAAGCAAACATAGGACGCCAGAATCCAGCGGGCCACGTCGTGCTGTCGTAGCGCATATCGAACCGAAGCAGGGTGTCATTGTCCGTCAGGAAGCCCGTCCCCGCGTCATACTCGATACTGTGAGTCCCTGCGATTAGTCCGCTAGTCAGGTCACGGCCAATAATCGGCGAACGCAACTTCCCCCACGTGCTGTAGTAGTCGCCCGTGAGGGGGTCGGTTGCTCCGATGATCACGCCCATCAGATGCGGGCGTGGTAGTAGCGGGCCGTCTGCGTGCCCATCTTGATGCGGTCAGACCAGAGCGAGCCGGTGACGTACTGCGTGACCGTAGCGCCATCGACGGAGGCCACGCGGATGTAGGCGTCGGTGTCGGTGTCGTCGGGAACAGGCGTGCCGATATCCCACTCGAAACCAGTTGCGGCAGGGTAGACGCCCGCAGCGTAAGGAGCCCTGACCCAGACCTCGTAAGGCCCGGTCGAGACGCTGATCGTGCTGGCGATGTTGCCAGGGACCTCGTTGTTGACCGTACCAGAGACGATGCGGTACTCGCTGAGTCCGGCATCCGTCTCGACGTGGATGACCTTGAAGGGGTGGTCCATGGAAGGGTCGTCGCCGGTGCAGCCTGCTTCTTCGCCGTAGTTGAGGATGCGGGTCGTGAACGTGCGGGGCACGGTTCCGTTGACCACAGGGGTGGCCCAAGCGGGGATGAAGCCAAGTCCGTTGGCCTCGATGGCGTCCGCGTTGTTGACCACGTTGCCCCAGGGCGGGTCGGTCGCCTCGTTGATGTAGTAGGGGTCTTCGGCCTCGGTGACGTCGGCCTTGCTCATTAGGAAGGTCGCGTTGAGCTCGCAGGGGATGACGATATCCTGCGACCCGACGTGCTTCTGGCTGACCTTGTACCAGGTCGAGAAGGACGTGAGGCTGGAGTTTACCGTAAGGGCTCCGACGTCCACGTTGCGCAGGCTGTTGGTAAACTCGATTTGATAGACGCCAGGGCCTGCAGGCTGGACGAATACATTGCCGGCCAGAGCTGGGATGGTGTTGAGGCAGACCTGTAGATCGTAGGCGTTCTGGGTCGAAGGGTTGAAGCTACTACCACTGGTAATCGTATCGTAGGTGAATGACACAGCGCCTGACCTGTAGTCTCCCGCGAACGTAAGCAGCTTGATTTCGTTTCCGTTGGCTGTGCTTCCCTCGCGCAGGGTTGTCATCGTGGCGGTCATTGGGACAGCCGCGACGGAGTCGATGATGGCCAGCACCCGGACGTGATGCCCGAAGAAGCGGGGGTTGAAATAGGTCGTGTGGCAGTGGCCCCAGTCCAGTAGTGTCTCGCCCTCGGCGACGACCTCCTGGTATCCTTCCATCTTATGGATGTTCGTCTGGTTCTGGTACAGCGAAGGGCCAGAGTCTACGAACAGGGCATCAAACTCGGCAGAGCCGTCCTTGACGAAGGACACCCAAGGTAGGTTCTGATCCAGCAGGCCGCCCTCGAAGGCTCCGTTGCCAGCGTCCCACTTCGACAGGGTGACATACCATCGGCCTTCCCCGGTCAGGGAGTATCCACCGCCGCCGAGCATCCAAGGGGACGTGGCGTCAGCCAAGGGGGCTGGCGTGACCTCAGGTGTCTTTACGGCTACGAAGTTGATGTATGCCTGCCTGTGGTCGGTAAACGCCCCAGTCTTGATGTAGGGCATCAAGGAATGCGTGTAGGTCACCGAGCCCATGGCCACCTGCACGACAGGCGTAGGGATGCCAGAGACAGGCATGGCGATGACGCGGCACTGGAACTGAAGCGGGTTAAGCGCCTCAGTCATGGCCGGAGCGCTGATGCCGGGGACCTCAGGGATATCGGGAGGCTGAGGGACGTCGGGGAACTTTATCCCGACAGAGATACCGTCACCAAGGGGCGGCGTCCAAGGCTTCTCGACGTCCAGGCTGAACGCGCCAGCAGACGTCTTGAAGGTGTATCCGTTGCCGGGTTGAAGGCTCATGGATCAGAGCGTGCTGACCTTCTGGTATACTTCGCTTGGCCAGCCTTGGATGCTGTAACGGACCTCGTAGTTGACCTTATACAGGGCACCGAAGTCTTGGATGTTTACCTGGCTTAGGAGCAGCTGGTTGTAAGAACCGTTGTCGGCGTCTGAAGTCCAACCAGCAGCAGGGCCTGCGTAGTCGGGCACAATCTTGGGAAGCAGGGTGTTCCAATTGTTATTGAAAGAGGTCGTGCCTAGAAGGTTCAGCGCTTCGTTAACCATCGCTTGTTGTGTGGTGTAGAAGTGGCCAGAGAAGGAGGTCGTCGGGGCGAGGTAGTTCGTCTTGCCGTAGAAGTGCTTGAACTCTGGTTTGACGAAACCGATGAAGCGACCGCCCTGCTCGTCCTCGAAGCAGGCTCCGTGAAGGCCCATGTAGGACTGCTTACGCGTGACCGTGGTGATGGTGCTTCCGCTGACGATCTTGATGTAGTCAGTCGGACTTTTGATTTCAACCAGGGGGCCAATAGGTGACTGAGAATAGGGAGGCTCTCCGGCGATGGCATCGGTGCTAGAGCCGAAAGCCTCGGTGAAGAAGTTCTGGTTGGTCGTGATGTTCTCGGACGTCAGGCCGTTGGAGGTTCCGACCTCAGGGTTGGTAAAGTTGCCGCTGTTGAAGGTCGGGTCGATGCCGACGTAGTCCACCGAGATGACAGCGATACCAAGGGCGTCCCATGTGACGTTGTACTTGTGGGCCTTCAGGAATCCATAGGCCGGGTCGGGATGCGCCGAACCGCGAGCGACCAAGGCTTCAAAGTCGGCGGTGTGGTCTGCCTTGTATTTGGTGGTCGAGGTGATCAGGCCGTAGCCGTCGCCGACGATGTTCCAGCCCGCCTGAATCAGCGGAATCGTCAATGCGTTTCCTTTTTCTACAATGTTAGGCATATGCTTGGATTATACAGGGTTGGTTACCGTAGGGCGGGTCGTGGTCATCCACGTGCCACCCTTGACCAGGTTGGCATCGACGAGCTGACGGAGCAAGGCCGACTGCGTGCGCTGCTCTTCCAGCTGAGAGTTCATGGCCTCGAGCACCGGGTTGGCTCCGACGCCGATGACGTTGCCGAAACCTTCGGGTCCCTTGAAAGTAGTCTCCATGCTATCGACCTCTTTCTTGGTCGCAATCTGAGCCTCGGCTGCGGCCTTCTGGGCGGCGGCGGCCTGCGCGGCTTCGGCGGCGGCCTTGGCTTCCGGCCCGGTAGCGGCACGGCCTGCGGCACGCTGTTCGAGAATCTTCTGCATATCCTCGTTCTTGGCGTAGTCGCTGATGCCAACGCCCATCAGCCACGTCTCAAGGGTTCGGCCGATTGTGGCCATAGTCCCCTTGGCTTCGTAGACGTATTGCGACATGGCGGCTTCGGCTTCCGCTCCGCTGGTAAGTCCACGGCCTTGACTTTCGCCCTGCTCGCGGGCGATTTCTTCGGCTGCAATCTTTGCGTTCTTTCGGTCTAATGCGTCCTGCTGGCGCTTGGCTAGTTCACGCGCAGACGTGACCGTGCCTGCCCGCATATACTTGTTCTCGCCCTTCTCGGCGTCAGCCTTGGCGTCGCGAATCTGCTGGCGGTTCTTTTCGATGGCCGCCGAGATCATGTTCATGGCTCCGTTCAGGATTACCATCGGGGCCGCGAAGGAAAGGAACAGGTCCTTGCCGAAGGACTTGAAGCGGTTCTCGATTCCCTCGATGTTCTTCTCCAGGGAGCTGACCGACTTCTTGACCTTATCGGTTACCTGATCGGCGTTGGTATCGCCGTTGATGCTGAACTTGATGACGTTGCTCATGCTTGGGTTTTTTCGAGTTCTGCGATTAGTTCTTCATCCTCGGTAGTCAGGACCTTAAGGTCGGCCCCTTTGCAGATGGCGAAGGAAGAGTTGAGCCAGATGGCTTGGCACTCGGGCATCGTCCACGCCCGGTCTTCGGGGATGCCGTTGGCAATCAGGTTGGACACCACGCTGAGCGGCCAAGGGATGCCGGACGTCTCCATGCTCTTGGACTTCTTCTCCCAGAACTTGGGCCAAGCGCTTACGAGGACGTAGTTGGAGAAGCGGTCAATCTGGTCGGCGAAGTAATCGCCGTTCGCCGTCATCTTGCCGAGATACCAGGAGTCCTTCCAAGTCAGTTTGTCGAGGCGTTCGCCTGAGCAAACCTTGACGGCCACCAGCAGGTCGAGCGGACGGATGCCAGCGCCCGATCGGAGCAGGGGGCTTTCGGCTGCTTCAAGTTGTACCCGGTGAAGCAGGCAGAACGGAGAAACAAAACGGCCCAGGAGTTTGGTAAGCCCTGGGTCCGTGAAAGCGGATGTGAACCGCTTATCCATGCGGTTAAGAGACGACGACGGCCTCGTAGCAGACGGCAGTGATGGTTACTGCAGAATAGCCACGATTCGAGCCCTTGTCTGAGAGCTTTTGGACCCAGCCGGTAAAGGTGGTGCTAGCCGAGCCGCCAGTGTAGGAAGAGGCGGTGTTGACGATAAGAGTAAAGGATGCACCGAGCTGAGGGATGGCCGTGGTCTTAGCGATGATTTCAACAGTAAGCTGCGTCTTACGGTCGTCGCCGCGCCAAGCGACGGTCATGCCATCCTCATCGACGATGGTGGCTTCGGACGTGAACTCGCCGTCGTTGGTGTAACTTTGCACCACGGCGTTAGCCAGGGTGGCATTCGGCAGGCCATAGATGGCCGTAACGCCTTTGACGATTGCTGCCATATACTATTGCGGGTAAGGTAAGGTTAGCCCTCGGGGTTCACGACCACCAGAATGTCGTAGACTAGGACCGATGCCCAGGAGCGCTCGTTGACCCCTTCGTCCTCGGACATGGGGGTGATATCGTAGCAGTGGGCATCGCCCTGCAGGGTGAACACGGCCTGCAGCGCTTCGAGGTCCTGCATGGCCCCGGCGATGGCGGCCATCCGGGCACGGTGATCCGTCAGGGTCACGTCGTCGGCAGAGTCCAGCAGGGTCACGCGGACGGCGCAGGAGTAGTTCCCTAGGCCGTCAGGGAAGTCGTTAGGCAGGCGGGCCGAGTCGCAGAGCACGATGGCCTTGGGGAGCACGTTCGTGTCGGCGCTGTCGCCCTTGTAGATGTTCACCCCGGCCAGTTCGACCTGGTCGGAGAGGTGGGTGGCCACTGCGGCCTCCACGATATGGCGTGCGGATTTGGTTCCCATAGAGTTATTTCCTTTTCGGATTGTTGGCCTGCTGGAACGTCTTCTCAAGCCTTGCGAGCACGGCGGCGCGCATTTGTTTGACGCGGTTGCCGTAGACCAGGTTCTCGGCTCCGGCCTCTCCGGCCACGTTGTTGATGTTCCCGATCAGGTTCATCACGGTCATCGAAACGAAGCCGGGGCTACGGCTGGCGCTGAACACCCCCTGGGCTGAACGCTTGTTCGCGTCCACCCATGGGGCATCATAGACGCCGAAGTTGCGCTCGACGCCCTTCTTGGTCACGGGTTTCGGGACCTGCTGCATGACAGCCGCCCAGCCGGACTTGACCCGTCCGACCTTGGCCTGCCGTTCGGCGATGTAGGCTTCCAGCTGCTGGGTGGTCTGGACCATATACTGCGGACCGCCGATGGGTTGGTTGCGCTTCCAGCGTCCACCTACGGCGTTCTTGTATTTGTCGTGGATGCCTCGGAGGTCATCCGTCACTCCGGCGATGGGGCGAATCTGGCCGAAGATGTTGGCCTTGGCCAAGTAGTTCTGAGCCTTGGCAAACGCTCGCGTGTAGCTCGTGTCCTCCATGATCTTACGCATCACGGGGGAAAGGGTCCGAACGCGGGACAGGGTGGACTTGTGGTCGTAGATTGCCCGGAAGCCTTCCTGGTCATTGGCCTTCACGGAGTTGATGACCTGACGCAGCAGGACCGGCATCCCCCTCTTGGGGCTATCCGCAGGGACGAAGATGCGTTTCACGTCCTTGGACAGTTTGCCCATGCCTGCCTTATGGGCGGCCACGCTCAGGCCACGGCCACCGCCCTTGGGCATCGGCGGGGTGAAGGTCATGGCGTCGCGGCACATCAGCCTGATCTGCTCGCGGGTGACCATCTCCATGTCCCCCTTCACCTCGGCGGCAAAGTGCCTCAGCGCCGCGTTGAAGTCCGCGAGGCTGGCGGGGTCGATGGCTGGCCGGGCTTTGGCCATTACTGGTTATCGTCGATGCACTGCAGCTCGATGACGGCGCTGGCCTGTTTGTAGGACTGGCCTTTGACCCGGAGGACCTGACCGTTGACCGTCAGTTTCTTGCCCGGGGCTAGGGAGGCCATAGGGACGCCTGAGACGATTGTGGCTACCTGACCTCCCACCCGGCCATCAGAAGCCGTCCAAGGGGCCGTAGCGGCGGCGAAACGCACCGTCCACATCTTCTCCTCGGTGAAGCCCCCCGCGTCGAACTTAGGGGTGTTCATCGGCTGGGACAGGCCGACGAGGAACAGGTTGGAGCCGACCGTAGCCGGGACTCCGATATCAGCCAGGAGCGATTGGTAATCTGCCAGAAAGGTTCCGTATAGGGACATGAGAGGGTGGGTGGGAAATTAGGGATACAAAAAAGCCCCCATCGCTGGGGGCTGTTTCAGGACTCAGCCCCGATTAGGGGTTGTAGACCGAGGCGATCGTGCCGGCCGTGATCGCCTTGTTCGCACCGAACATCAGTTCCATGGAGCCGATGAGGTTGCGGGTGCTCTTGTCAGCCCAGACGTTGTAGTAGACCGAGATGCCGAGGCCTTCGATCGGGACGACTTCGCGGACGAGGAAATCGTTGCCGACGGAGTCGAGGTCAGGGGCGGCAGCGGCCATCGCGATGGCTTCAGCCGAGCAGGCGAAACCAGCGAGCTTGGACTCGGACGGGAACTGGGAAGCGTAGAACACGCCACCGTCGAAGCCGTAAGCGCCAGCGGAGAGCGGGAGGGAGGTCGTGCTGGTCGGGATGAGCTGGGAGTAGATGCCCGGGTTCACGATGAGGGTCTTGCGACCGGCCTTCGAGACGCCAGCCCAGAGAGCCTTCAGCTGAGCGGAGCCAGGGGTGACAGCCGAATCAGCGGCGGTGACGGTGGCAGCGCCGTAGTTGGCGACGGTGATGGGGGCGGTAGCGGCGGCCCAGATGGAGTCCGCGAGCTTGTCCATGTTGATCTTCAGGATCTTCTCCAGCTTGATACCGTTCTGGATATCAGCGTAGGAGAGGCCGAAGGGCTGGTAGAGGTGGTTCAGCGTGACGCCGGTGGCGCCCAGGGTGCTGTCACCGATGCTGTTGAACGCGGTCGGGTTGGTCAGCGTGGCGCTGCCAGCGGTGGAGAGGGCGACCTGGACGACGTCCTTCGGGCGCTTCACGTCCTGCGAGTAGTCGGAGGCGAAGTTGCCGAGGGCGGCGAGGCGGTTCGAGAGGGAGGTGAGGCTGAGCTCGGCGACGGTATCGACGATGAGCGCGCTGTTGATGGTGTTAGGCATGGGTAGCTAGTAGGTTGAAGTTAGGGGGGAGAAATTATTTGGAGGCGAAGAGGACGGCCTTGTGCTTCTTGAGGAAGGCGCGGCGCTCAGGACCGGCAGGCATCGCGGCATACTGCTCGGCGATGGAGCCGACGGCGGCGGCGGCGACCGGGGCGGCGACAGGCTCGACACCAGAGGCGGCGAGGATGGTCGCGGCTTCGACGGAGGCGGTGGCCTTGTTGGCTTCGAGTTCCGCGATCTTGGAATTGGCTGCAGCCAGGGCGGCTTCCAGTTCCTGAACCTTCTGGTCCTTGGCGGCGGCCTCGACCTTGGCGGCGTCGAGCTCAGCGGAGACGTTCACGGCAGCGGCTTCGACAGTCTTGCGAAGGTCGTCGCGTTCGGCGGTGAGGGAGACGACAGCGGCCTCGGCGGCCTTGAAGCGTTCTTCGATGGTCATATACTATTGCGTAGGGGGTAAGGTTAAGCGGACTGCTCGAAGGCCGCGAGGGCCTCGGCGAAGGACGTAGCCAAGCCGGTGACGAGGTTCTTGGCGGCGGCTTCCCGGCCAGTGAAAATCTGGCCTTCCATGTCTTCGCGACGAGCGAGCGAACGCTTGCGGAGGACGGTCTGCTTGAACTCTTCGTGCATGGCCTCGACGGCCTTCTGCTCGAGCGCGCGCATCTCGTCGGTGTAGCCTTCGCCGGCAATGTTCGGGGCCTTGTACTTGCCAGCACGGAAGACCTCGACCTTGAGCCCCATGTTCTTGAAGGCTTCGTCGTAGGACTCGTCCACGCTGATCACGCCGATGGAGCCCACCATAGCCGAGGGGCTGGCGTATACCTGGTCGGCCTGCGAGCCGGTGTAGTAAGCGCCGGAGGCCATCAGCTTCTTGGCGTAGGACATGGTCGGCAGCGGGATGCTGGCGATCTTGTCGGCGAGTTCGGGCGTGCCGACGACCGTGCCGCCGGGCGAATCAATCTCGAAGGCGATGCGCTGGACGGCAGGGTTGGCGAGGGCTTCGTCAATCTGCTCGCTCACTTCGGTCATGTCCATGGCCCCGGTGAGTTTCTCGAACTTGGTCAGGCCGACCCCGAGGAAACCCTGGAGCGGGATGACCGCCGTGCCGCCTTGCGTGACGTAAGGCTTGGCGACAGGGTTGAAGAACATATCGAGGACGCTGTCCACGACGCCGTATTTCTCGGCATACTTCATATGGTTCGCGGCCTTGATGGGGTCGCAAAGCAGGGGCTCTCGCCCGGACAAACCGTTGATTAGGCACTTCATGGATTAGAGGGTTCGGGGGGAGGAGGGACGTCGAGGTTCTCGGCGGCGTCAGGGGAAATCTGGGTAGAAGCCTGACCCTGCTGCAGCCAGTTGAACGCAGACTGGTAAAGCATCCATAGCGGGAGGTTGCGCTCCTTGGCCTTCTGCACGAGCTTCTCCATCTCGACGGCGCGCTGCTCGAGCACCTCGTCGTAGGTCATTCCCTTCTTTCCGAGGATGGCCTGCGCCGTGGTCAGACCCATCTGCAGGTCGGCACGGTCCTGGGCGGCTTCGCGGCCAGCGTCCACGGTAATGTCGCGGGGAGTGATCCAAGACTTGCGGTTGAAGTCCGGGTCGTCGGGCAACTTGCCCTTGGCGATGGCGTCCGCAATCACGTAGTCGTAGACGCGGTCGAGGTTGTCGATGAGGATGCTCTGCCACTTGGCCGCCCAGCGGGACACACGGCCAGCGACTAGCCTTACTGAACTGCCCCCAATCTTGCTGCTGTCCACCTGATACTCGTAGGGGAGCAGACGGACAATGTCGCGCTCGATGGCGGTCATCATGCCCATCCACGCCGGAGAGGGGCGGTTGTTAGCGAGCTGGGAAAGGTCCTCGTTAGTATCGACGACCAGCATCTTGCCGCCCATCTGGCTGGCAATCTTCTCGCAGGAATTGTAATCGCCGGAGAACTTGGAGGCAGGGTCGTCCTGCAGGACGCCGCCCTGCTTCTTGAGGATGAGGGTATGATCGGCGCTGTCGCGGACGGCCCGCTTCTCGAGCTCGAAGACTTCCAGATGGTCCTGCACCGAGTTAAGGCTGGACTGAAGCACGGGGTAGCCGCGCACCGCGGACGGGCGCTCGAACTCCATGACCTGGAGCATGGACTGGGACGGAACGTAGCGGTCCTTCTTGTCGCCGTCAGTGTAGACGTTCCAGCCGGTGATCTCACCGTAGGTTCCGAGGTAAGCGCCGTCCACGTTGCTGGTGTCGAACTTGTCGGTGGGCGAACCCACTCGATGACTCTCGAGGAGCTGCACCTTCGGGATGCCGGTCTTCGGGTCGTTGGTCAGGATGCCGAACGAGTCGCCGTCGATGATAGCCCCGGACATCCACATGGCCTGAATCTGGCCTAGGTTGTAGCGGTTCGTCAGGTCGCAACGGATGGACCAGTCGCGGAAATAGTTCTGATGTGCCACGGCAACCATAGGGTCGCGGGCGTTCGACTGCACGACAAGCCCATCGCCGACCGATACCAGGACGGCCTCATCGACGCACTGCTTGTAGAGCGGGCTGTTGCGGACGGCCCAGCGGGACTTCGCCACCATCGCCAGACGTGTGGCCGAGGTGACTTCCTTGCGCTGGTCGCTGACGCCGCCGATGAAGAGCATACGCCGCGCGCCCGACTGGGTCGTGCTGGCGAACTGCGAATAGGAAGCGGTCGCTCCCTTCTTCGGCTGCTTGGTTTGCTTGTCGGTTTTCTTACGCATCAGAGGTCAACACGGGTGTCCCAATTGATCTGCACGGAGGTATGAGCACCGCCATACTTCTTCGGGTCGATACGGGACAAAGCGTAGTTAATCTCCTGCAGGCGTTGCGCGGGGGGCATCCCGAACTGCTTGTTGACGCTCGTGCCGGAGTCCGAGTAGGACGTGACGGCTTTCCCAAGGTCGCCCAATGCCTCTTGCTTGTATTGCAGGAGGACGTCTTCGGGAACGCCTACGTAGATGCCGAGCATATACTTATTGCGGGGCGGGTAAGGTTTGCACCTCGTCTCGTCCGATCAGACCCCAGCGGGCCGCGATGAGCATCCCGAGGAGCTCGCAGTCCAAGCCGTGGTTGTGCTTCACTCCCTGGCGCAAACGCCAGATGGCTTTCCCCCCGGGCTCCTTTACGCGGACCTCACTGTTTAATTGTTCCACGTAGGAGGGGTCGGCATCCCGGGCGAAGGTGAACACCTTGCGCGCGCGCAGGCCATGGAACAGGTCCTTGCCTGACAGGTTTGACCAGACCACCAGCGCCGTCGGCGTGCGGACACCCGGGACGTGGATCGCGGTAGGCGTCGCGTAGAACCGGCGCACCGTCTCACCCGACTTCGTCTTGACGTTGAAATACTCCTGGCCCGAACCCTTGGCGCAATACCAGCCACGGACGGCGCACTGCTTGTAGACCTCCTGGGTCGAGTTGCCGTCGCCCGAGTCTACCATGACGAGCTGAGGGTGGACGCCGTGCTTGGCCGCCAGAGCGTCCAGCCCGCTCCAATCCGTCAGGCCGTCCACGCTCTGCACCTTGCCGAAGTGCACCAGACGGCTGTGGCCCGTTCGTGCCCACTGCCTTACGGTCGTCCAGAAGTGGTCCCCCTGACAGTCCACGGCTAGCGTCTGGAACTTGACCGAGCCTTCAGGTGCTCCGGCCATGTCCACGATCTGACCGCGCGGACCGATGGCGGCCACCGCGTCCCAAGGGTCGGCCATCGCATAGTCCGAGGACTCCGTCGAGACGACGAGTGAGCCGGTGTCGTCGCTCCAGGGCAGAGCCAAGACCTGCTGCTTGAACACCTGCCTAGGGATATTGTCGCCCATCTCTGCGGACTCCTTCGCCTTGATCATGTCCACCGCGAGCGACCCCCAGCTCGTAGACGCGAGGGCGTTGACGTGCAGTCCGACATAGCCTGCCTTCTCGGCCTTGGCCGTGGCCTCGAACCCGGCGCCACGCTCGACCTCGTTGCAGATCGTGCGGACCTCGTCGTTGTCCTCCATGCGGTGACGGCACTTCGAGCACTCGTAGGTCGTGCCCTTCTGCACGGCCTCAAGGTCCCAGCCGTCTATCATCTTCGCTCCTTCGGGGAAGCGGACGTAGTCCCATAGCCAGGGCTGGCGATGGTTGCACGACGGGCAGACGAACATCCACTCCCGCTGGTCGGTCATCAGGTAATACTTCCAGAACTCAGCACCCTGTCCCTCGACGTTCCCGGGCTGGCTCTCGTAGATCGCCTTCGACGCGAACGCCGCCGCCTTCAGTCGGCTCATGCTCATGGCCAGCGCACCGTTCGGCCACTGCCAGCACTCCGAGCCCAAGACGTAGCGGACGTGCAAGGACTGCAGGTGCTTCTCGGTCGAGGCCGAGCGGTTGTGAATCAGCGAGCCGTCAGCGAAGCGAAGCGTGCCAGACTTGTCGTTGTCCTCCCCGGACATCTGGCCTCGGATATCCGACACCTGGTCGAACAGCGGCCTGAGCTCGTTGAGCGTGAACGCCTTCGCCTTATCCTGCGAGTCGAGGAAGATGGCCATCGACGCACGGCGGTTTGCCATCAGGTAAGCCGCGTTCAGTTTCAACGTCAGCGTCTTCCCGCAGCCGATTGCCCAGGGCATGAACAGGCGCGACGTCGTCGGCGCGTTGAAGATGCGGACGGCCTCGCCGATCCACGGCCAGCGCTTCGGGTTGTAGCCGCCGTCGAACACGCCCGCAGGAATCTTCTTAACGTTCTCCTTCAGGTAAGCGACAGGGTCGCTCAAGGCCGACGGCCTGACCACGGCAAGCCCCTCCTCGAAGAGCTCGTCGGCGTTCACGGCTTCGGCTCCTCCAGCGAACCCGAAACCCTGGCGACTTTCTCCCGCGTCTCACGCGCCCATTCCGTCAGCACACCGATGGCCTTCACCGGGTCCTTGGGGTTTGCGTTCTCGCCGCACTCCGAGCCCAGCGCGTCCAGCCTCTCGACGATCAGGCCAGCCAGACGGAGAATCGCTTCCCGCGCTTCGCTTGCGCGGATATGCTCGCGAGCAAACACCGACCGACGCTCGGCCTCTTCCCGCAACGCCACCGCCTGCTTCAGCGATTGGTTATACGTGACTTGGTAGCGGCCAGCCTCGGCATCACCGGCTCTGAGCATCCGCTCATACTTCTCGCGTGCGAGCACGACCAGGCGCTCATGCTTCTCGATCGTCTGCTCGAAGCTCGCGTCGGGGATTCCCTCCACGTCGAGCGGCGGCCTTTCCTTTTTGGGTCGCCCCGGCGCGCGCCGTGAACCGGCTGGTTCGGAATCCCCCGTTTTTGGCTGGTTTTCAAAGTCCATGTTTAAAAAAAGGGCGGGGTGGCAAGCCACGCGGCAAGCGGGGGGGGTGGTAAAAGATTCCTTTGAGCCCCTTTTCCCCTGTTTTCCTCATTCGCCGCGAACACGGCGCAAACCGCCCTCCATGCGAGCACGGAAGCACGCCACCTGCTGCACTACCGACACCCTGGAACAGCCGAGTAGCTTTGAAATCTGTTTGTGCGTCAGCTTGCTTCCGATGCCTAGCCCTATGCGGACCACCTCTGCCTGCCCACGTAGCACCGGGCAGCGCTTGCCTCCGATCGTGTCGAGCACGACAGCCAGGACGGACAGCACCTCATCCCTGGTATAGGACTGCGGGCGCATGGTCGCGTCCTCTCCCTCGTCTTGCCTTAGCCGGTGACACGCGCGCGCTTCATCTAGCTCGAAGACCGAGTCGCCTGATCTGGGTAGTTCGCGGTAAGGCTTGAAGCCTTGCGCTCTTGCCCGGGCCTGCGCCTTGGGTGACAAGGAGTCGAAGTGGGCATCAACGGCACGCTGATGCTCTTGCGGGATGTTGTCCTGAGTCTCGGCCACTTGGCTAGGTTTTAGGGTCGGGTATGGCTTAAAGTGAAACTATAACCCGACATGATGCGTTTGCGTCCGTTTGCTGGCGTTTGCACGACTTGCAAACACCTTAACCCATTGACCAGCAACGGACTTGCAGACGACTACTACTACTACCTACAACTATATAGATAGATATATATAGAGAGAGAGGGAAGAGGGGAAGGGGAAGGGGACCATCCTATAAAGGGGGCTATAGCGTGGGGAAGTTGCAAACACCGACTTGCAGACGTAAAGCCTTGCCACTGCAGACGTTTAGCACGTTTGCAGGACAGGGCTGGAATGTTGCAACAGACCGTTAGTCGAGGAAGGCCGACCTCGGAATCCTGACCGCTCGGTGTATCGACGCGCCAAAACGGACGCCCGCCACGTGGGCCGCACCCGGGACTCTTGCAAACTGATCCTTCCACTTGTCAGCCCAGGACGTGTCCATGAACAGGGTACGCAGGGCCGGGTGGTGGTTGGAGATGGCCACGGTATCGTCCTCCAGTCGGATGCCGGAGCGCTGCAGGTTGAGGCGCAGGTTGTCGGCCTCGTCCACGGTGACCTCGGTCGAGTAGTAAGCCTGCACCAGTTCGCCGATGGATCGGGTGTAGGTGTGGTCGCCCTGCTCGAAGCGGATGGACT